TGTTGGTTCCTCTTCCAACAAGATCAAGTTGAACTTCAACCACCCTTGTAAGGAATTGATTTGGGTTGTACAACCTGATGTTAACGTAGACTACTGTGATTCTTTGGAGGCTAGTGGTCTTCTTTTCAAGACTTTGGGTGCTCAACCTTTCAATTACACAGATGCTATTGATGCTCTTCCTAACGCTGTTCAAGCTTTCGGTGGTGAAGAAGCAAACAAGTCGGTCATCACAGCTTCTGGTCTTTTCCAAGATAGTGTTGCAGGTGAAAGCCCTTCAGGTGCCACATCCGCTAATGCTGAATCCTATGTATCTGATGCCGGTACATTTGTTCTTTCTGAGACAGCTTTGGATATGCACTGCTGGGGTGAGAACCCTGTTGTCACCGCTAAGCTTCAACTTAACGGCCAAGACCGCATCTCTGAGCGTGAGGGTTCTTACTTCGATGTTGTTCAACCTTTCCAACACCACACACACACACCCGACACTGGTATCAACGTATACTCCTTTGCTCTTCGCCCTGAGGAACACCAACCTTCTGGAAGCTGCAACTTCTCCAGAATCGACAACGCTACCCTTCAGCTTGTCCTTTCCAGCGCTACCGTTGGTGGTATCAACACCGCCAAGGTTCGCGTATACGCTACCAACTATAACGTGCTTCGCGTAATGAGTGGCATGGCTGGCGTTGCTTACTCCAACTAAGCATTTTACAATATTGTTATGATTACTCGTAATTAAAAAAATATTTTAGAATTATAATTGATATTATACAAAATCATAATATCAATTATTATATTACAATATAATATAATGAAAATATTTATTACATTCGGTGCCGGAGGACAAAAATATATTGATGCTGGAAAAAGATTAGTTCAACAAGCAAAAACAACAGGATATTTTGATAAAACAATATTTTATGGTGAAGAATACTTAAAAAATGATAAAGATTTTTGGAATAAACATTCTGATTTTATTTTAAATAATAAAAGAGGATATGGATACTGGATTTGGAAACCATATATAATAAAAAAAACTATGGAAAATATGAAAGAAGGTGATATTCTTTTATATTTAGACTGTGGTTGCGAAATAGGAGAGGGCAATGGAAGGTATGGTAAGAATCATCATAGCAATATGTTAGATTTCTTTGAATATGTAAAAAATGATAAAATAATTGGCTCATATACGTGTGTTGAGAAAGATTGGAATAAAATGGATTTACTAATGCATTTTGATATGCAGAATGATGATTCAATTAACGAAAGTCAACATCAAGGAGGTACATTAATGTTATATGTATGTGAAAAAACTGAGTGGTTAGTTAATTTATGGTATAATACTGGATGCAATTATCATTTAATAGATGACTCACCATCTGTAAATCCTAATTTAAGTTGTTTCAAGGAACATAGACATGATCAATCAATTTTTAGTTTACTAACAAAAAAATACAAAATATTTTCCAAAAAGAGTTTAAGGTCAAAAAATGGACAAGTCGGTTGTGTACATGTTTTGCGAAATAAAAGTGGTAATAGCAAATTATCTTAAATAATTTAAGAATACAAATTATAAAATAGTTTACATCAGAAAAGTTATAATATTATATTAATATTTAATGTGTAGTTTACAATACACATTAAAAGAGCTTAAATAATTGACTCACAAAAAAAATAATCAGGCCATATTTTAGGCATGAGTGAAGAAATTTCTCATTATTACGAATTTTCAATTTATACTATTTATAAAAATAGCAAACAAACTGAATTCTATTATAACGCATCACATAATACGGAAAAAATTTTGCATATATTTTCAAAAAATTACCAATATTACAAAAGTATTACTCAATGGTTTTCCTACAATCGTGAAGCTCTCGATAATTACATGGAAAATGGAGACGAAAAAGAATATACAATATGGAAATCGTGGAAGCATATTGATAGTATATATGATTTCACGAATTTTGAAGATTTTTTTACTTATTTTACACTGTATATGAAAAAGACGTTTGTATGGAATGATAATACATATCCATGTATACCCTTTCATATTAAGTTAAAAAAAATAAAAATAGAAAAAACATATGAAACGATTTGCTCTGAAGCATTATAATATGGAATAAACTACCAAGAACGCCCAAAACATAAGGGCTACAATAAACGATAACAATAAATTATTTGTTTTCTCATACAATACGTACATAATCCCAAACAATAACATATAAAACAAACAAAACACCATTAGATTACCTAAATATTCGAGCACATTGCTTCTATTTTTCTCTAATAAAAACAGCCCAAAAAATCCTAGCACTGGTAAAGCAGGTATTAGTGCACTTATAATATGATTGCTATGTTGACTACAATAATAGGAAACAGTAAATAATATGGCTCCCACAATACAGTAAATTAAATATTGCAAGTGATACATTTATATATATTGACTTACATAAAAAGGAATTGAAAAACTATAAAGGCTTTACAATTTTTTATATATGAAATATGTAAGACAAATGAATCCTATTAAAATCATGTGTCGTGTAAAACCGAATTTAAAAAATGATGACAATTGTCTTTCTATTAAGGAAAATAATGTTATCGTTAAAAAAATAAAAAAGAAATTTTCAGAGGAGCACGTAGAAAAAATAAATTATTGTTTTCAAAAAGTTTTTGACGATTCTTGTCAAAACATGGATTTATATAATCATTTTGGTATAAACATCTTAAAAGATGTAGTGAAAAATAAAAAGAATATTACATTTTATGTTTATGGACAAACAGGTTCCGGAAAAACGCATACTCTTTTAGGAACAAGAAAAGAAATGGGTATTGTTTCCGCTTTAATGTATGATATGTTACAAATAAAAGAACCCTTTACATTAAGTGCCGTTGAGATATATAATAACAAGTGTTATGATCTTTTTCAAAACAAAAAACAAGTGTATTTACGAAGTGACGTAAAGCAAGATTTCAAATGGAATGAAGTGAAGAAAAAAAAAATCGAAAATAAAAAAAAAATATTTGAGATTATGACAACCATACAGGAAAAACGACAAGTGGGAATATCTAGTGAAAATAACAGCTCTTCGCGTTCACATTTGGTCATTCAATTTCATATACAGGATCGTTTTATACGAATTTTAGACCTTGCTGGTTGCGAAAAAGCACAAGACGCAATATGCGCAAGTCGCAAAGAGTTCTATGAAAATGGTGAAATAAATCAAAATTTATTTGCATTAAAAGAATGTATTCGTGCGTTATTAAAAAAACAAGATTTTATTCCTTATCGTCGTTGTGAATTAACAAAAATCTTAAAACAATCTTTTGACCCTACTAACAAAACATATATTTTAGCTACCGTTGCAAAGGACACTGATAATTGTGGAACAACACTCGACGTGTTGAATTATATTCATTCTATTAAAAATATCAAAATAACAAAACCAAATCCAAAATCAAAATTTAAGGAGTTTTTGGGAAGTCCACGTTTCAACAATTTCATGGAAAAACAAAATGTACTAAGTCAATTGTCTTTGAAAGAGAAAAACTTACTCGAAACTATGGTCCAAGAAAAAACAACACGCGTTCATATGGAATCCTATATGAATGTTATTCGAGAAAAAAAAAAGATCATTAAAGACTGTGAAGAAAATTGAAATAATGAATATGAAACTCATTTAGGCAATTTGATTTCAACATGACTACTTACTTTGAAACATTCGAACAATGGAATAACGCATTACAACAACAAATTGAAAAAGATAAAGAAAATCGTATTTATCCTTTAAAATCGCGTTATCGTATTGCTATTGAAAAACATAAACCTTGTAAAGACGGATCTATAGAAGACACGTCACATATATTTAATTTGGAAGAAATGGCCGCATTTAGAAAGCATGAACATAATATTATCCAATCGGTCGAAAGCCATATTCAATTAAATCCGTCTTTAATTAATACATGGGGTCTTTCTATGAATTGGAAATCGGAATTATATACAAATCCAGCTATTCAAGTCATTAGTGATGAGATTATTAGAATAAAGATCGAAAATGAAAATAAACTTATGAACTATAATGAAGAAAACGAATATTCCATTGATATGAGTGCTCAAGAAAAGGAACAAGAACGTCAATTATTTACAAAGACCAATACTTCTTTCATGTCAAAAATGAACAATTTTATTCAAAATCTTACCCGTGGATTCGATGAAAAATCACCCGAACATATGAATGAAGAAAATGCCAGGGCAACAACTATCATGATGGAACAGGGAGTAAGTGAAGGTGTCAAGGCTATGTTTACTGATAAAGATGGGGGTATTTTAAGTTATGCCGAAATGCGCGATCGTTACGGATAATAAAATTGAAATATAATAAATATATAATAATAAAATAAAAATGGAAAAAAATGATATCTCGCAAATCAGACGCCCGATTTTATATAGGTCCAATGAGGACTATATAAAACAACTCAAAGATTTTCATTTAGTCGAAAAATGTAGCCATTGTAATGAAATAATTCTTGATGGAAAAAATAATCCTTTATTTACAAACGAATTTATTGCATCCTTAAATAATATGCGAAAAAATGTTGCAAAAACCGAATATTTTCAACATGAATATGAAGACATTCAAAAAAGGCTGGTCTCTATTTTGGAATTTTGTCAAGACAAAAGAAAAGAACAGCCTCATAATAGTGAATGGGTGGAATTACATCGTCTTATTTTAAATGGTAAGTAAAACACGTTGTAAATCTTGTGTTTCCTTCACACATTCATTTAATTTGTTTAAAACTACCTGTTTTTTCTTTTCATATGTTTTTAATAATGTTACTATCATCTCTTTGTATCCACTATTATATTTTGTTTGAATAATCATAATCCAATCTTCCACAAAGTTGTAATAGGGTTGTCTTTCTCTTCTCTCATAATTCCATTTCCATTGGCGATGTTTAAAGGAGAAATAAGGCATTTTAATCAAAGGTAAACACTCAAATGGGTGGTTTGTTATGTCTATCTCATCATTATTATCCAAAGAATCAATAACAGCACTCAATTTATCATCTGGATTCAGGAAATAAAATATATTGTCCTCAGGGAATAATTTGTCGTATTCTTTTACAATAGTATACATAATATTGTCACTATCTACAAGATTGTTCATATAACTACATACTAAGAAGCTAAGGTCGTTTCGAAAATGTTTCCACAATTTACTATCCATATTGCAAGTTTTTTTACTCTATATTCTATTAAACCTATCAATTTTATGATAATGTTTTGAGTGAAATCAATTTAAAAAAAATACAATGAAGCTAAATATAGATGTCATTAAAACAAAAAACGCAAAATGGATTATTAATGGAAAATTTAATGGAATTTTACAAAAACAAGGAACATTTGAAATTTATGATGAATGTTATTAGCGGTGAAACTAATATTTCTTTACGTATTGTGGATTGGTTTGTAACCAATTATTCGAAAAAAAATTACACTGTATATGATATTCAAAGTCTTGAATATACAGACAAAATCATTCGTTTTAAGGTGTACAACGATTACAAACTAAAATTAAAAGCTTACTCAAAACGTAGATTTGATCCGTTTTGTCGATGGGAACGAATTAAAATCTCGTATGATGAAAACAATTATATGGAAACGACGATTGGTCAATTGAATTTTTTCAAATGGGCGATTGAAAACAAGATTATTGATTATATTCAAGAACATTATGATGAAATAGAGAAAGACATGAATGATCGTAACTCCATATCCAAGAAGAAAGACAGTCTAGATAATCACAAGGAATCTTCGATCGTTTTACATAAAGACAATGGTAAAACACGTAAAAAACGCGAAGAGCTATCTATATCTGCATGTAAGTGTATCAAAAAAGAAAATGTGAAAATTGTCGTGTCTTTCAATGAGTAATTTAGGAATATATTTTAGATTATAAGAATTGTGTGATGTTAAAATGTTTCAATTGATTGAATGCGTGAAATAATTTGTGTTTCGTTTAATACTATTCTTGTATATATGGATATATATAAGAGTATAGAAAATTTTTTTATTTATTTATTTGGGGAACAACCTGAAAATGAAGCCATACCGATAAATATTGTTCAAAATATAGAATATGATGAAGAACAAGAGCCAATTGGATTACCAATTGAGTGGTTAATAGATACAAAATTAGAAAATAAGGTTGTGTGTGAAGAAAAATAATGAAAATTTTTGAATGATTTCTTCTATATGTTTTTTCTATAAAATGTTTGCGTTCTTATATGATTTCTTTGAAAAGTATTTTGTTTCTTTTAATAATAACTCAAATTCGAGTGAGGATTTAGAAAAAGACGAGGATCATGCTAATCCGATCCATGAGGAAAGTAAACAACTAATAGAAGAGGATAAGAAAGAGCCAGAGGTCAAAAAAGTGCCTTCCTGGGAAAATTTCTATTTATCTTTTTTTTAATGCGTCCATAGTTGGTCTACCAAACCGAATTTCATGCATTTTTCACTATCCCACCATAGATCGTGTTTCAATATTTCCGACAATTCCTTTTTAGGAATTTTCGCATGTTCCTTATAAATATTCTTAATGCGGTCCATTAGGATCTGCAAATTTTTAAATTCATCTTCAAGCTCGTTCATTTTTCCCCAATATTCAGAATAAAGTTGATGTATTAGCATATACGCATTCGGGGTAATATATCTCTTTTTGCCCACAACACTTATCAATGTTCCTGCAGATGCAGTAGCTCCTTCAATAATAGTGTATATGGGGATTTTGCTTGATAGTATGGTGTCAATTGCCGTCATAGCATCAAACACAGATCCTCCGAAAGAGTTAATATGTAAATAAATAGGTACTTCCTCCAAACCAAATCGTATTTGTGTTAGTAGACAGCTCTCTTGTGCTTCTCGAATATATTTAATCAAATCGAATATAGAACCACGGTTTACTTCTGCGTGAAAATAAACATGGTTGTTTTCTCTGGAAATTTTCTGATTTCCTTTCTGCTCGTCCTCATCATCTTCATCGTCATCTTCATTTTTCGATTTTGAAGGCAGGGTTTTTTGTTTAGGTCCGTTTTTATAACAATAAGAATATGCACTCATATATGCAGTCACAATAAGATATCAATATATTCGTTTATATTGTTTATGCAGTAAACTTATTCAATCAAAATATTGGTAGAATTTTAATTGTAATACTTCAATATAACATGTTTTCCGCCATCAACCAATTTTTTATTCGCTATTTTATGTCGTCTTGTATATCCCATCCGTCAACTAATAGTTTAGAGGACAATACTGTTCACAATTCAAGACCTTATCATAATAAAGCTCCCTATATCGATATTTCACCTAAACACCGTGAACGCAGTGTATATGAAATTGAATCGGAAGTCGAAAATAGCATCATTGTTTAAAATCAAAATCTTCATTTAGGAAGAGTTTGATTTACTTAGGAACAGGAAAAGGACGTTGATTTTGTAGTGGTTTTAATGGTTCGGGCATAATTAGGGGGACTTTACGATCGACTATAGACAAAGGTTTCAATACTTTCAATTCAGCCTGGAAAGTGTGTTGAGGATTCACGAAATTATTTGCACCAATACCAAAAAGAAAGGATTCAATATTGGTAGGATTTAAAGCTAATGTACTGTCTGGCATATGACCTTGAATAAGACCGTCTCCAGCCAAATAACTAGGGTCAGCATACATTTTCTCTTTGTTTGTGGTGTAATCAACAAATTCTTTATTCCCCTTTACTTGTGCATTGTAATTGCCTATTGTATTTTTTAATCCAGCAGAAGCCATGTTATATTATAGGTCTATAAAAATGACCAGAGAAATCCTTATTATAACGCCTTGACTAAATAGCGGTACGAATCTAACTTTTCATTGAATTGTTCGGGCTCTTGGAAAAAACACTTCAAACAATTATGAAAGCATTGCAAATAATCATAAGAAAATAATACACATAAACCGATTGATTTGTCTACAGAAAACATGAGTGCTGCTGCTTTTTCATACAAATGATTAAATAAAGGGTGATTTGTTGTTCTACTATAAACATAATCCATGGCTTTTTTTGATTTTTCTTCATCATAGTTGTTTTCATCCAAAGTAATTTCGTCTAAATCTTTGTCTAAAGATTCGCGTGATATCATGCAAAAAACGTTTCGTAAACATTTGCGGTATTGAAAATCGTTATCATATTGCACGTCTAAATGATACAAATAGCTGGGTTGTGGTTCCATTAAACTCTATTTTGAGCTTTGTTTATATTATTTCTAAATCAGGAAATAATATAACTATTTACATATTGAAAAGGCGTTGGAAAAGTGTTCTACGCTTAGCTGTTTTCTTAGCAGGTTTCTTTACATTTTTTTTTGCTTTTTTGCCAGCCTTTCTGGCTGTTTTTCTGGCTGCCTTTTTGGCACCGCCTGTTTGTTGTTGTTGTTTATTATCATTACTACAATGACCCATTTTATATACTAACGCAATATATTATTTAGAGTTTGGCGTTTTTCATTTGATAGTAATCGGTATTAACCTCGCGTGTTGCAGCACCACCACGAGGGGCTTGTGCAACGGATTCAACCATAGGTTTACCCTTCATGTCATCCATGAAAGTTTGGCTTTGAGGATGAAGATTATGTTTCATGAAGGTATCATCACTAGGTAAAGCAGTGCGCTTTTCCTTGGAATTATCTCCTTGTAGCATCTGGCTCTCTAAAATAGGATCAACGGAACCTTTTCCTAAATAAGGAACAGTAGCAAAGGGACGTTGCATTAAACTCAATTTGCTTAGATTACGTCCTTGTTCGCTCTCCAAGATCAAGGAATTTTCATCGCCTACTTGAGCACTTCCAACACCGTTTCCATGAACATTGGAAGCCATCATTCCAACATGACCATGAGCAAATTGCACTTGTTTTTGTTCATCAGAATAATCACCTGCAAAAGGATTTCCAGCGGCTAATCCAAAATAATTTGCACTCTGAATTTCGTCCTGTGTCTTGGATGGATCATCATTACCAATACGATCTGAAGCGAAAAATGTGTAAGTTGCTGTTTTAACCATTCTTATAATATGTGTATATATAATTCCGTTAGATTTCAAAAGTAATTTCATCTAAATAAAATGAAATTATTTATCGACTACCTTCAATTGTTCTTCCTGTATTGTTTTGAGAAAGGGCAAGCATGTTACCTTCCTTAGCAGAAATCATGTTTCCATAACAAAAGTTAGCAAAGGCACATTGATCATTGGGAATAGTTGTACTCGCATTGGAATAAAAAGGTTGTAATGATTGTTCAAACAACATTTCATTTCCTAAATCTCCAAACAATTTATCGGCAATATCAGGCTGACCGGGATTTTGTTCAATTACCATTTTCTTTGCGTTTTCCAAAATGGTGTTGCTACCTTTTTGTGTAAAAGATGGAGGTGCAGGTTTCTTATCTACGTTCATTCCATAATCAGTGACCAATACATTCGACAAAGGATTATTCAAAGAAGGCTTATCAAATGTTTGGCTAAATTCTTTTGGAGATAAAGAAGCCTCTTGAATGTCTAAATTCTTAGCGTCATTTGGACTCATGGGAACTGAAGAAACTTGTGTATTATCACCTGAGCATCTGTGACTCATACCCTCTTTTTTTGTTCGTTCATAAGCAAAATATAATAAGAAAATGGCTAAAACACTCAACGCACCAATTCCTAAGATACGAGTGGATTTAGAATATAGAAATGACAAAATTGTCATAATAATTACCAAACGTGTAATCGCGTTTAGTTTTTGTGTAAATGACATATTATCAATAGGAAACAGCTGTGTAATGTATTCTTTGTTTAATAATACATTCGGGTCTTCAGACCAAAATGGAACGGTCTTTTTTGTGGATTTCTTCTTTAAACGGTTCATATCGGGCATTTGATTCGTCATGGCTTCTTGTGCAGCACATTTGCTTTCACTATATAGAGGTGCGGTAGGTTCCATTACTTCATTGCCAGGTTGTTCAAAAGGGGTCGTATTACCAACACTATCTACTAAATCTTGCCTTTCATTACTTTCATATAATTGATTAACCATTATTAATATATATATAATTTGCTATAAAAATGTATCCTTCAGCAACTTAATTTTTCTTAATACATTTTGGATCGACTTGGAATGTTTCACAATTTTCTTTGTGAGGAACAATCTTTAGCACACATTTCGATTTTTCTCCATACATCGGTTCAACACAGCCGTCTTCGCGTTTCTTTCTGGTTTTTCGCTTTTTCTCTAAAGGTAGTGTGCATCTTGCCCGAAAATGTTCGTAACGATCTTTCACTTGGCAAAATGTCAATCCGGATTTTTTACCGAGCATTTTGTTAATATGTTCATGCAAATCATAGACGTATCTTGAAAAAGTTGCTCTGTTTTTCATTGCTTTCATCGTCAAAGGCAGTTTTTTCAAATTATCTTTAAAGTTATCTCTGCATTTCCCGCAAGGTAGAACATGTTGAAAGCTTAATATAAAATCGCGATAATGTTTTTTGTCTTCTTTTGTCGGGTTCACTGGATAATTGAAACTAACTGTGTGAAGAAAATGCCATGCCCCGGGACCCCAAACACCCGTTACCATACCGTCTTTTGATTCAAAATGTTTACGTGTAAAGGGTCGTTTTTTACGAGTGCTATTTGAACGTTTTCCCATTGTGTATTCAAGTTATATTATTTAGACAAAATGTTTTTCTCCAAAATATATTTTGAGGAAAAATGGCAATCGTTAATATCTAAAGAATGTTTATAATGGCTTCTATTGTTCAAATCTTATATGAAAATTATTTACAACCCTACAAACGTCAGTTGTTAATCTTGTTGATCTTTATTATTTTTGTGATTGCGGCATATTTTTCTTACAAATGGTTTGCGAAACCAGTGATCGAAAATAAGGAAACACTCGATATGGCGAATTATAACGGACGTATTAGTGAAGCTCGCATAATGTTATTTACTGCTGATTGGTGTCCTCATTGTAAGAAGGCTATTCCTGAATGGGAGAGTTTCACTGAAACGAATAACGGTGCAGTAGTAGGAAATTACAAAATAGTTACTGAAAATATAGATTGTACTGATGGGGAGAATCCTAAAATACAAGAATATGGTATTGACGGATATCCCACATTAATTTTAATCATTGATGAAAACAAGCGTATTAATTTCGATGCAAAAATTACTAAAGACAATATGAACGGATTTATTCAGTCTGTTCTAAAGTAATCTCTTCTTCCTCGATACTCTCCACATTCCATTTTTCCCAATATGTTTTAGCTAGATCCCTTCCTAGTTCAAACCATTCTCTTCGATATTTTTCACTTTCCGCAAAGCGAAATATATCATTCATCGTCACCGCAGGAGACGTAATGGCCACTTCATATGGAATTGTCGTTAAAGGATGTTTATCCATATATTGAATCGTATTGTGCAATAAGATTTGCATACAATCTAACATACTAGTTTTCTCATTCATTTTTTCAGGTTTTTCTATGATTTTACGCACGCCTAATATTTCGTCTTCTTTGCATTCCTTTAGCGCATATTCCAATGGATAATTCATGAAAATTCCTCCGTCTATAAAATAGTCCTCTCCATGTTGCAGTGGTTTGAAAAAGAAGGGTAAGCAACACGATGCATATGTTATGTCCACCAACTTCCAATCAGGATGGGTTGTATGTGAAACATCTACACAACCATAATGATTAATGTTTGTAGTGTAAAAATGAAAATCGATCTTTGTAAATTCATAAAATTCTTGTAAAGTAATGTTTGGATCTAAATCAACTCCTTTTAATAAAGGATCGAGTGCTTGTATAAATACCTTTTTATCGAAAATTCCATTTTCTTGGAAAGACGAAAGGATTTTGTTAATATTGTATTCAAATAAATGATGCCAAGGGCGACCAACAAAATAATGAGTCATATCTTTTTCACTATAAGGCAAAATCAACATAATGGCTACAAGCGTACCGATGGATGTTGCATAACAAGAAACCAAATTTTCCCTTTTCCAGAAACCTTTTTCTCTTAATTCTTGTAAAAACCCATATGCTTGAAATCCATATGTTCCTCCTCCTGCAATAACTAAATGTTTGATTGTTGAGTTTTCTTTTTCTTCTTTTTCTTCTTTTTCTTCTTTCATTGTGTAATTTTTACGTGTTTAACTATTAAGTTTTTTTTTCAAGATATATTTTAACTATGAGTTTTTTATTTACAACAGACGACGACAATATAGAGAATATCAACATAGATGAGTTATATGAGAAGCAACAACAGCGCGATTTACGTCAATTATCTATATTCAATAAAATACTCAATCGTATTCATCATCGTATTAAATTAACATCACGCACGAAGAAACGCGAAAAACATGTTTGGTTTCAAATACCTGAGTTCATATTTGGCGAACCCGTATACAAAAAGGACGATTGCATTGGTTACATTGTATCGAAACTCGAGCAAAATAAATTTCACGTGAAATATATTCATCCAAATACATTGTTTATTTCTTGGTCAAATTGGGTTCCTTCATATGTTCGTAATGAATTTAAGAAAAAAACTGGTATGATTGTCAACGAATTTGGTCAGGTAATAGAAACAATGGAAGAACAGGAGGAAAAAGAAGAGAATCTTAATCAAAAACTATTTAATACGGGTGAACCAATCGAAACAAAGGAGAAAAAGGAATATAATAATGTAAAGGACTACAAACCAACAGGTAATTTCATTTATCGCCCAGAATATTTCGATAAAATAGAAAAAAAGATGAATTAAGAAAATTATATATGAAAAATATATAAGTTTCATGAAAAAACCTACTCTCACAACTATTTTATTGGTTGTTCTTATTATCTTGATAGTATGTTTGTTAATTACTTTAGTCATGATGAAATTCAAGGAACCTAAAGCAATTGAAGTTGAAAAAGATTTTTTACATTCTATCTTAAAACCAGGTGTATACAAAGGTATCGCTCGTTACAGTCCTACCAAACTCTATCCAAATGGACTTGAAACAACCAACGATTTAACAATTCATGAAAACAAAGAAGAAAATTCCTATGATTACGTCAATAAATTAACGGCCATTGATACTACAAATAAAAAAATAGTTTATCACGGTGTCAGAAAAGGAAAATATTTCTATAAACCACATCATGGTAAAGAAGTATTTTTAATGGCGAAATCGTATATTGATGACAAGATTGTTTCAAGTCAATATGGTATTGCAACCCATCAATCCAAAGATTCTTTAGCATTTACTATGGATTCTTCATGGCATATTGACGAAAAAGAATACAAAAACGCTAGCAAAGTATTGACGCGTAATGGAGATAAATTACATATTGAGATGAAACATCCCTCTTTTTTGGGTATATCTGAACTAACATTAGACGAGAGTTATGAACAAGTCCGTTAATTTATTATAATTCGGTGTTTTTCCGAAACCCGTATTTTCCATTAATTTCAAGGCTTTTCCTAAATGCGTGTCTTGGACTTTTTGTTTAAGTTGGTTCTTTTTGTCCATTCTCTCTTGGTTATAAAATTCTTGAATATGATTTTCAGGAAATATATCATTTTCCGTTGATTTTCGGGGTAAAACATCCCAGGGTAATTGTTTTGTCTTGGAAAATAAGTAAACATAAAGACATGAAATCATATCATCTCTCAATGAAGGACTATGTCCTTCATGGATAAAGACACTTATATATTTAGGAGTTCCAAGAAAAGCCTCTACGACGAATTTATCAGGATATAGTTCGTTTTCTTCGTCTACATAAATCTTGGATAATCCGAAGTCGACTAAATAAATCCGATCGTTTTTCATCATAAAGTTCGCAGGTTTGATGTCACAGTGAATCACGTTCGCTTGATGAATGCTTTTTAAAATTTGCACCATTTCTATGAATATTTTTTCGCATTCATTATGTTGTCTTGGAAATCCGGATTTATAAATATAATCTTCAAGGGAAATTGAATAGTGTGTCATTGCCATTGCATGGTTTCCTTCAAACATACCATACCAGAAAACAGAAGGAACGCGATAGCATTGTTGTTCATTTAAATAATGAATGATTTTCGATTCATATTGAATCATTGCAAGATCATTATTCTTTTTCTCTATTTTTAATGCAACATAGCTCGGAACCGTTTTTCGTTTACGTTTTGCTAAAAACACATACCCGAATTGTCCCGAACCGAGTTCATCTATAATTTCAAATAAACGGCTCATAATATTTACTAATTATACTATATAATTCTTTAAATGAAAATGATACACCTTTTATATATTATTATTGTATTGATTTTAGCCATATTATTGTATTCCTATTTCAAGAGTGTAAAATGGTTTTCGATAATTGAAGGCGCGCGAACATATCCTATGCCTCGAAGACACCCGATCACTTATAAATATGGCACGTTTCATAATGACAATCAAAGCAATGTAATTTCCATGAACACGATCATTGATAAATACATTAACCAATATTTTGATCAAAAAGGAGTTCCTTATTTAAACACTATTCAGGATGTACAAAACTATGTGGTAGGACCTGGAACAGGTGGAATATACAATTATGGTACAGTGCCTTTGACTATGAAAAGTCAATTGACAGATATCGGTTATTATTTCATTGAAATGGTATTGCCTTTGCTACCTACAAAAGATAATCCGAAACCGACAAAACGCGTATTACCTACTTTGCGATTTTCCGGTATGCCCGGATTTCCTCTTCATGTATCGAAAATTCAACAATGCATGGTATACCGTGGGAATGCCGAAAATAATTTACAGTTTAATGTGAACACAAATGCAATCAATAATTACGACAATGCATTCAATCGAGGTTTCAATTCCTTTTTCAATGGATATAACTTTCCCTCTGGAGGGACTTCTACTGTTACTCCGCCAACAAGTACTTCATCTGGAGGTTCTTCAAGTAGCGATGTCGATTGTACAAGTGCGGATTGTGATTCAGATTGTTGTGGAATTACGTGTCCACAAAGCTGTTTTGATGCTGCATTAGGGGTGAATTCGTCGTCTTCCTCCGGTTCAGAAACATCTGCGCCTAGCACAGATACGTCTCAAAACACGTCTAGTCATTCCAACTACCAAAGTTCCATTAGCAATGCAAATATATTAAACGGTGGAAATTTAACACTCCAATATGCAAACAATCAACTAACCATGTGTCCAAGTAAAGCAACTGGTTACGATATTAGTCAAGTTATTTTAACCGAAGGAACTTATGACAATACCACATTATTAAACAAGATCCAAGCAAAGATTAGTGAATATTTCGAAGAAAAAGAAAATGATCCTACGCAATTAGTTCCCAAACAAAAGCTATTAGATGACATTGAGTTTTACTCCAAACAATATAGCCCTATGGATGCGTATCATATGGAACTATTGAAAGAACTTATATTTTATGGTTTACAAGTTATTGTTCCCGGTCTTCCATCCGAAGTATCTAATGATCAATCAAGTGTGACCCCTCATTTTTATGTTGAATGGCGGCCGTTTCTAAAATATCAGTAAAGTATATGAAGTTCCAAGAATCATTTTCCTATCATAGTACCCATTTTTATTACGGTCTCATCACCTTGTTATATTTAGGTTATATTGTATCCTTTTTAGGCGTTTATTATGTGGCCCCCGATTACACGGAAACGTTGTCCATTATTATCCGTTTGTTCGTTGCCTTGGTTTTATTGATCCGATTTAATCCTATGGTCAAGGTAAAAATAAACAACAACGATCGTCTGCTGATAAGTGCAGTTGCGTTTTTCTTAATATTAAACACAACCATTACGGAATATATATTTCATTATGTCAATAAAATGAAAAACGGTTTGTTTTTTTAGATAATATCATATAGTATCAAATATGATATTGTTTTAGGTGTTTATGACAAACAAAAATTAAATCATGATTTAATATATAAAATGAAAGATTATGAAACTACGATTGGATATACAAAAGATAGATTAGCTGCAATGTTTTTTTTGCTTTTTGCTATTTTATTAAATTTTGTTGAAGATTTGAATACATTAAAAAATGCTTTTATAATTACATTAATCATCGGATTTTTTATTGATGGAACATTTATTATAAATCCAAACTACCATTTTGAAAAATTCGGAAATAATATACCTACTTATGTTGTGACATTAGGAACTATTGCATTTATAACATTAATTATAATTTATAGAAAAGAAATAAAATTTACTATATAGTAATAGAACATGATTCAAGATATTATCGATGCATACAAAGATGACCCAGAACTACAAAATACATTGGAAATCCAAGAGCTTATTCAAAAAAACGAGCATATTTCCTATTTGCAAAACAAAACAATGGAATCTTTTGCAAAAGAAATACTCGACTTATTGAAAGAAGAATTTGACGACAGTGATTTCATTAAAACAGCGCTATATAAACTGAAAGAATATCGTTACGTGGAAAACATATGTGATTTGTTTAAAGGAAAACATGTTCGATGGATACGATTGGAAACCACACCCCGATTAACCAACGGAGGTGTGGTGGTCGATATTCGATTTGGTAAAAAAGGCATGCAAATACTTGTAAAATCCAATACAAATAAATTTATGCAAATCGGATTCGATGATTGTTTGTTTTTTCAGAAATTAAATGAAGACGAATTGATGATATTGGGATTACAAGAGTTTGCACTTTCTGGTTCCTGATTTTTTATTTTTCCTGCGTTTCAATGTTTTCGGGGTTTTTTCATTTTTGAAAAATATATACTCACGAATATGATACATCAACTTCTTGGACACGTCCAAATAATAATTTTTATTTTTAGCGTTATTTAATAACGGGACCATTTGCTCATTTTGTTTGTATTTTTCCATAATTATTTTTGTAATATTGGTTTTTGTATCTTCCATAGAAGTCAAAAAGGTTTTTCCAATCGAACTATCAAAAAATCGGTTTAAAATGGTTTGAAAACTAAGAAAGTGATAATAAGGGGAAGGTTGAATATAATACACGCTGTCTTGTTTCATTTTTGGATATAATGCATTGTCTACAAAACAAATATCAGATTGATCTGATATTAAAACGCATTTCACAAATTCATCGTATATTTTGTTTTGCGTAGTTCGTTTTGTTTCAACTATTTTATTATTTACTTTAAACGACAATACAATATTGTTTACCAGATTCGTCAATTTCAATTTCTTTTCCAAATAATCCATAATATATTTTGCCCATGTCTCTGGAATGCATTGATTATTTGTGTATATGAAAAATCCGTCACATATTTTCTGTTTTTTCTTCAAATGAATGTAACGAAGAATATGAAAAATCCCTGGGCGGAAAAACTCGATATACAAATCCAACAAATCGTCAATAATATGTAACGCATTTTCAAACATCTTTTTTTTGCATTTTCTTTGAACAAAATTTAATATATTGCATAATAAATATAAATCTTGGAATGATCCAATTGTTTCGTCCAAATCAAAGACAAAGTATTTATGCTTTTGCATTTTAGCATTACGGCGTAAATGTTTCCCTACATATACTTGAACAGAATCATCCATTAGTTATATTATAAACACAAATCGTTTTTCCAAAGTATATTAAAGCTATATGTCTCTAAATACCCATATGGATCGTGTTGAACAATTAGAAAGTATTCAAAATAAAGCACGTCAATTATTCGCCAAAAAAAATGCTGATTACGGAGATGCCTTTGCAAAATATGGTGTTATTGGTGTTTTAATGCGTATTGAGGATAAAATACAACGCGCACTTTCTATCAGCAAATCTCAAATACAATTAGTACAAGACGAACGTATGGAGGATACGCTTCTCGATTTACATAATTACGCCGCTATGGCTCTAATGCTTTTACATGAACAATAAATATACAAATATTTTGTATTTATATATTTTTAAACACCTGTAGATCCGAACCCACCAGCTTGACGTGTTGAATTTTCTAGTTGATCAATATTAATAATATTCACAATTATCGGTCGCAAATCATTTGAACATATTTGTAAAAGACGCGTATATCTTTCAATATGATATGAATTTGGTGATAAATTACGAAATCCGCCTGTAATATTTCCACGATAACCGCTATCAATAATACCTACATGATTTGCAATAGACAACGGTGTTTTACATAAACTCGAACGAGGATACAAATAGTAACTTGTAAATACCCATTTATCATGAATAGGATCGTATATCTTCATTTGACACATGACATCCATCGATACAAACTTCGTTTTAACAGAATTCACTATTTCATCCTCGGGAAAGTGTAAATCAAAACCGGCATCAGGAAAGCGATTATTTAACACACTCTCGTTATGTTTTTCAACACTTTGCGTAACAACATCAATGAAATCGCTATCATTGTTATTAATATAAAGCTCTAAAAGAGCGTGCGTTTTGGAAACATTTTCAACCGAGTGCATATTTTATTAATATATAATTATATTCTTTATATTTTTTTGATTCAATTTTACTGATTCATTGCCTTGTATTTTTTCCATGATATATCCATGCCCTCCTTTAAAGGTTCTTTTTCACCCGACCTTTCTCTGTCTAAAGCATCCGCTTTACGAATAGCAGAATCCAAATACAACTCTTTCAAATATTTTCCAATCATAGCAGAGCCTTCTTGCTGATCTAATTGTCCATCTTCAATCATTTTTAATACAATCAAAAAACGAGTAAAAATGACCGGGTCAAATTCGTCTTGCATAAGACGATTGAAGATGTCCGTATAATTGTCATATAGAAAACGGCATTCTTGTTGGACGATCGAAAAGAAACCTTCTGGATGCGTGATTCGCATGGTTTCATGTTCTTTTTTTAATTCCTCGATACGCTTTAGATTTTCCTTTATCATTTTACTATGTTTCAAACGACGAATGTTGTGCGTATTGTCTTTATAGTCGGCTTGATCCATCATTTTTTTCAAATTGAGCCTTTCATCAGGGGTCATAGACATATTTATAATCTTTATTTTGTGCGAGTTTTTATGTTATTTGTATCCTTTATAATATATAAAAATAATCTATATGTTGAATTCAGATAAACCCATTTCTATGAATGAATTAATGATAAAATATTTTGTCCCACCAGTGACGACAATGTATATGCAATGGGGAGAAACAGTCATGGTGTT